GGAACGGTCGGCTTGACGACGTCAGGTATGGACTGCAGGACGACGCTGCAGAAAAAAATGATGATAACGATGATAACAACGATGACGGCAGTAACCCTGAAGAACCGACTTTTGACGAACTTATTAAGGGAAAGTACAAGAGCGAGTATGACAAGAGTGTTCAGAAGATTCTGAGACAGCGGTTTAACGAGAACAGGCAGAAGAATGACACATACAGCAGGTTAAACCCGATAGTATCACTTCTTGCCGGTAAATACGGTCTTGCTGAGAATGACATTGACGGTATTGTTGAGGCAGTACAGAATGATGACGCCATGTATGAGCAGGAAGCTCTTGAAAAGGGAATGACTGTTGAGCAGCTGAAGCGCATTAGCAGACTTGAAAATGAGAATGAGCAGTTAAGGGCGTCCGTAGAGCAGCACAGACAGAGGGAAGAGGCTGACAGGATATACAAAGACTGGATAGAGCAGGGCGAGGAGCTTAAGGACACATATCCTGACTTTGACCTGAATACGGAAATAGCACATGAGGACTTTGCAGGGCTTTTAAGAAGCGGAATCAACGTCAAGACAGCCTATGAGGTGGCGCACCATGATGAGATAATGCAGGGAGCAATGCAGGTGACTGCACAGAAGGTCAAGGAAAAAGTGGTTAATGATATCCGGGCTAACGGAAGCAGGCCGCGTGAAAGCGCTGCAGGCAATAACCCGGGTTCGGTTGTAAAGCAGGACCCAAATAAGTGGTCAAGAGAGGATATAAGAGAGGTAATGCGCCGTGTCGAACGAGGCGAGAAGATTCGCCTTTAAGGAGGAGCATAATGAAAGAAAAAAGAATGTTATACCTCAGAAGATTTGACGAGGTCAACGAGAACAGAACAACTGATTCGGGAATGTCGGCAGAGATGAAGATATTTTATAACAGAGCTCTTATTGAGGAGGCTGGCCCGAATCTTGTACATAACCAGTTCGGTAATAAAAGACCGATTCCGAAAAACAACGGAAAAACAATAGAGTTCAGAAAGTACGACAGTCTTCCTAAGGCAATGACGCCTATTACCGAAGGTGTAACGCCGAAGGGCCGCAAGATGAACATAACAACCCTTACCGCAACTGTCAACCAGTATGGCGACTGGATAGGGCTTACGGACATTCTGCAGCTTACGACGATTGACAACAATGTTGTTGAGGCTACAAAGCTTCTTGGACAGCAGGCAGGAAAGACGCTTGATACGGTAACAAGAGAGGTACTTGCTGGTGGAACAAATGTAATGTATGCGCCTAAAGCGGACGGTACGGAAGTTACATCAAGGTCAGCCCTTGATTCTACATGCAAAATCACATTAGAGCTTCTGATAGATGCCGCAGCGCTTCTTAAGACAATGAATACGCCAAAGATAGACGGTTCCTATGTTGCGATTGTGCATCCATACGTGGCAGCAGACATAATGAAGCTTGAGGGCTGGCAGGACTGGCAGAAGTACACCACATCAGACAAGATGTTTGAGGGCGAGCTTGGAAAAATAGCCGGAATAAGGTTTGTTGAAAGCACGGAAGCGAAGATATGGAATGATAATACATGTCCTGCAAATGGAAGCGCACATTACGCCGTATTCAGTACCCTTATACTTGGGTCAAATGCATACGGTGTAACTGATATTAATGGCGGAGGTCTCCAGCACATAGTTAAGCAGTTGGGATATGGTGATGACCCATTAAATCAGAGAAGCTCTGTAGGCTGGAAAGCGACAGCTACGGCAGAGAGGCTTATTGAGCAGTATATGCTCAGAATAGAAAGCCTGACGTCAAAATCGGCTATAGCACAGGCTAACTGACATAACCAGGCGGTATAGCGCCGCCTGAGTTTAAAGGAGGAAATTATGGCAAAAGTAACAGAGGCATCAGGACCTAATGAAGAAAAGGCAACGACAGCGGCAGCAGAACCTAAGGAAGAGATGGTTAGAATAAAACTCTTCAAGGATAAGGAAAAATATAAGGATGATCTTACTGTTATCCTTAACGGAAAAGCATACAGGATTAAGAGAGGCATTCCGGTTGATGTTCCGAAAGGCGTTGCAGAGATTATTGAAAATTCCATGACGCAGGATGACAAGGCGGCACAGCTTATTGAACAGCTCGAAGCTGACTATAACGAAAACGAGTTTACAAAAGAGTGACTGACGGCAGGGGTTAAAACGCCCCTGCTTTTTAAAAAGGAGACAGTATGACAGTTCAGGAAGCTATAACACAGTGTGATTCAATGAAACCGAACCAGTATGAAGACGGATTAAAGATTAAGTGGCTTGGTGATGTTGAAGGAATGGTATATGACATGGCAGTGAACAGGAAGTGTCCTGATATATCATTTCATGGGTTTGACAGTGAAACAGATTACGAAAGAAAGCTTATCGCGCCTGACAGGTACGCATCATTGTATGTGTATTACCTTATGGCAATGATAGATTTTTCAAATGCAGAAACAGAGAGATATAACAATGACATGGTGATGTTCAATACGGCATTTACCGAATTTTCAAATTACTGGTACTTTAAATATCCGCAGAAGTCGGATGGACAGATATATAACTTGTAGGTGGTTAATATGTTTCTTCCACAAATTGATAATATTGCAAATGACAGGGTGATGACAAATACCTTTTATGGATATAACGCCAATTCTGTAATAGGAGACGGTGAATTTACCGACACAGAAAATCTAACGACAGATTTTTTTCCAACAATATCCGTACGGCCAAAGAGAATAAGGATTAAGGCGGGTACAGATGCACCGCATGGCATGTGTGCAAATGAAAGTCTGGCATATGTGTGCGGCACGTCATTTTATTACGACGGTGAAAAAATATGTGATGTGACTGATGATGACAAGACATTTGCGTGCATGGGAGCGTATATATGTATATTCCCGGACAAAATCATGTACAACGTAAAAAGCGGCGACATTAAATACATGGAGAATAAGAGGGAGATATCGGGAACAGCTGTTATAGAGCCATGTACCATATCAGGAGCCGCGCTTGAATATTCAGATACCGAACCGGAACATGTGGACGGCGCTTTGTGGCTTGATAACGGTGTGCTTAAGGAATGGTCCGATACATACGGTATGTGGACGTCAGTACCGACTTCATATCTAAGGATAGGCGAGAGGGTGGCCGGTGAATTTACTGAGAGCTTCAAAGAGGGATTTTTTGAGGGTGATGTGATAACTTTATCTGGTTGTGATAAAAAGGAGCTTAACGGCGATTTCCTTGTATATGCAGTTACTGACACGCACATAGTCATCAGTGCGACAGTATACGGCAGGTTTATACAGTATACGCATATGACTGTAGAAAGAAGCGTGCCGGACATGGATTTTGTATGTGAACACGGAAACCGTTTATGGGGATGCTCATCAGAAAAACATGAGATTTACTCAAGTAAATTAGGGAACCCGTCAAACTGGAAGAATTATTCCGGTCTTGTATCAGACGCTTATGCGGCTACAGTGGGAACACCGGGAGATTTTACAGGCTGTATATCATACGGCGGGTACGTCCTTTTTTTTAAGGAAAACTGCATGCACAGAATATACGGTGACAGACCTTCTGACTATGTAGTGTCTGATATAAGCTGCAGGGGAGTAATGAAGGGGTGCGAACGTTCAATGTGTATTCTTAACGGGATTTTATATTACAAATCCCGTCAGTGCGTATGCGCCTATGACGGTTCCATGCCTGAAAGCATATCAGACGCATTCGGAAGGGAACGCTACAGTGAGGCAGCAGCCGGGGTATATGCGGACAAATACATGATTTCAATGAAGAATGTTAAAGAGGAATGGGTGACTTTCTCTTATGACCAGAAGAGGGGCATATGGATTAAGGAGAATAATTTCAAGATTAATTTCTTTACCAACGATGAAGGTGCGCTGTACTACATGACTGACAGCGAAATAATGCTTGTGCAGCAGGACTATAAGATAGATGGGCTTTATCCCGGAATGGATATAGGTTTTGCAGACGGCATATACCCTTTATGTCCGGGAATGATGTATCCGGGACAGACACCGGAGAATATATACGAGAATGACCTTATGTATATGGCAGAGACCGGAGATATAGGGATGGATTATCCCGATTACAAGTACGTTTCAAAAATCATACTGAGGCTTCAGATTGAAAGAGGTTCGTATCTGAGGATGGAGATAATGTATGATTCTGACGGCATATGGGAAAGGATTCTTGACATTAACGGTACCGGGAAGCGTTCCGTAAGCATTCCGGTAAATGTAAGAAGATGCGACCATGCACGTCTTAGGATATCAGGGCGTGGGAATATGCAGATATATTCAATCACTAAAAATATTGAACAGGGGAGCGAGATATGAGATTTAAGGCTAAAAAACCAAAGGAAACAGGAACACTTCCTGACCAGATAAGGACGCTTAGGAATTATTGTTACGAGATGTTTACATATATCGAAAAAGTATTTTCTTCCGAAAAAAAGGAAGAGAGCGGCAGATTACCTGAGGGAACTGTGATAATCAGATGTGATGACATGGATAATGCGGGTATGGACTATGGCATATGGGAAAAGTCTGATACGGTAGTCTTTGGAGAAAAGGTTTATTTAATATACGTACGTACAAGGTAAGGAGGATATTATGGCAAAAACAAGGTCGAGCTCATGGCAGAGAAGCAGTGAAAAGCAGAATACAAAAGGAACCCAGAGAACATGGAATAAAAACAAACAGAGCAGCAGTTCGGGAGGATGGAATTCACAGAATCAGATTGCAGACAATACTTCCCGTAGTGAGTCATATAAGGATTTAAGCATGCTTCCTGAAGGCTATAAGGCCGCAATGGAATATTCACAGAGAGGATATCTTTTTGACCCGTCGAAGGATGACGATATTAACAGAGCAAATGCTCTTAAAACCGAAGCGCAGAACGCGGTAAAAAATCTCGGTCCGTACAGTTCAAATTACAGTAAAGGGATACAGGATACATTAAACAGGATTCTTAACCGTGAGGATTTTTCTTATGATTTTAACGCAGACGCCTTGTATAACCAGTATAAGGATGCATATATGCAGCAGGGAAAGATTGCGGCGCAGAATGCGGCAGCAGGTGCAGCGCTTAATTCAGGGGGCTATGGTAATTCATACGGAACTACGGCGGCAGCTCTTGCCAACCAGCAGTACATGACGCAGCTCAATGATAAGATTCCTGAATTATACCAGCTTGCGCTTGACAGATACAATAATGAAACTAACAACCTGTATAACAAATACAATGTTCTTGGAGCGCAGGATGACAGGGAGTACGGAAGATATGCAGATGAAAGGGCTAACCTTGTATCTGACAGGGATTACTATTCTAACGATTATTACAATATCTACGGTCAGAAAGAGAATACGGCCAATAACAATTTCAATAATGCCCTTAATCTTGCACAGCAGGGAATTGATACGTACGGCAGGGATATAACAAACGTTAATGAGCACAGTGAGTCAAATTCAAACTATGATGAAGGTTCATGGCAGGAGAGTAAGGGGTCTGAAAACTCAAAGACTGTTAATGATGAGACAACTGTTTCAAGTTCGTCTACAACAGGAGGCTCGGTATCATCAGGTTCAGGCAAGACAGGAAAGCAGGCTGAGGGACTTGGCAAAATAGATACAGCCATAAAGAGTAAAGTGAAGAAGTATACTGACGATGGAGATAACACGAAAGCGTTTTATTACGTAAACGACCTTATTGAAAGAGGAGTAATCAGTGCAGAACAGGGTGTTCTTCTGTGCGACGTATACGGCATTAAATATGAATCTGACCACCCGGAAAGAAATAAAGCATGGACTGACTGGATGCACAGCGATTCCGGTTCAAAAAACAATAATAAATCAGCGGTTGTTTCCGGGGCTGACGCCGTAAGGAATGCCGCTAGCGAAGCAGCAAAGAAGAAAAAGAAGAAAAAATAGGAGAATATGGTTATGAGCACACTCGGAAAAGCGTTAATGGAAAGAGACCGTAAAAGAGAACAGGAAAAAAGCGCGCGCGGGTCAATGTCAGAAACGGCCCTGGGGGCGGCATTAAGACAAAGGGATGCGCTTAAAAAGCCGGAAGAGGAAAAGAAAGACAAAAAGCAGCCGAAGAAGCAGAGTAAAAATAACATAAAAAAGCATACCATG